CCTTTAAGCCACGTCCCCCTACCGCATCAAAGAAGCCATTATCTAGTAATACATCTAGTAGTTCATCTATATCTTGCAACTGCAATCCAGCCACTTGATATAACTCTCTAACCCACGGATCATTACGATACATTTTATTGATAGCTTTTAGTGCATATTCTTTAAAGTCTGTATTAGTCATTTAAAGCCACGCTAACTGTACCCAATACGGCAACTTGTTCCTTAGTTAGATTGATTTTGCTAACCTTACCATTTACAATAACGCTTTCATAATCAATAACCCCAGTACTATCGATAATAATGTTACTAATTTGTGCTACGGATACATAATCCTGTTTAAATGCTATTTTCTTTAAGTATGCAATAACCGCATCAGTAATGTCAGATGTAATGCTTGATTTAGTAGAAGTTGTGGAGTGTTGTACACCTCTAACATCAATATTGATAGGCACTTCTGTTGCACTAACTACAGTGCAATGTGCCCCTATTGGTGCTTGCCCTTCACCTATACCTTTACTATCTGGATCTATGTAATCTTGTACACGCTTAACTAAATCGGTACTAGCTGCCTTTCTATCTGAATTAATAACAACTACCTTAACAGTGTTGTTACCATTCCAAAGTGCTATTACATTAGCTTCGCCTACACCTTCTACTTCTTTTGCCCATTGCTTATAGTGATAATCATTGCCACTAGTAGCTGGCTCTCTTAACTCTTCATAGTAGCGTTCTCGCAAATCATCATCTGCTTCTTCATCTTCGCCACCTTTTGCAGCATCATCATTAATAACCGCATTGATCCCAGCAATAGTAATAGGCATTTGTGTTATTGTTCCTTTGGGAACATTACCAACTGCACCAGCTTTAGTACATCTGATTTTAATAATAGAGTTATCCTCTACATCCTTATTTTCTAGCGACTCATATTGAATACCGCTTTCGCTTTCAAACAAATCACCTTCATGGATAGTGCCGTTGCCATCAACAATACGCAAGTTACATACCGCTTTAGTGGATAGTTTTCGTTGTGTTCCTTTACGTTGGAATACTACCCTTGTTAGTTCATCCCCTGTTAGGTTATCCACGTTTTGTTTGCGTTCAATTTCTTCCGCCTTTTTCCACAGTTCAAGTAAAGCAAACGCTTCACCTCTTGTTATGTCATACGTTGGAAAGCCTTCTGTTTTCTGATACGCATCGTCAATGTGTTCAAGCATCGTATTATGGATGCTATCAACACTATAATTCGAATTCATGTTCTATCTTCACCTCTTCCCCTGTATTAGTAACTACTGTGAAATAAAAAATACCAGCATTGAATTGCCAATCTTTGACAACTACAACGCATGGTACTTTGTTCATGATACCCTCGGTTATTCTTCTTTTTATTTCAGATACTTTATATGCTCGTGGCAATCTGTACCCTAATAGTTTAGTTAGATCTAAACCGAAGCTATCACTATAGATTAAGTATTTCTTCATTTCAGTACGAATAAATAACTCAATCCATTGTTTAATTGCTTCAATCTGCGTATCTTCTACATTGCGTCCATCCTCAAATACAAAACGATGTGTTTTATAGTCGAATTTAAATGACCGCCCCACCTTGTATTGTGCGTTTGTAGCAGTCTTTGTAGATTGAATGGAATTAGTGAAGTTGTAATCTGTAGGAAACATCATACCCCCTCTTTCACAATATCAACGATAAAGAAATGTTGCTCATTTTCATCTGGAATAACAAGTACTTTATCGCCAGCTTTCCATAATTCATTAAGCACTATCTTGCCCTCGCCCTGTGCATCGTAATCAGATTTAGGACCAGCTGGACACCCTTTATGTGTCATTTGGCCACTATGTCGATAAGAGTATGTAGTGATATGGTGAATTAATTGAAAGCATACATATCCATTAGATGCATCTATCATAAACTTACCATCTCTAATAGCTACCTTCCATGGTGAAGTACTGATAACCTCACCTAGACAAGCACCTATCCGTATAGGGTTAGTACGTTCTTTGAACATCGATGCCATTTGACTGTGCCACTCTTCCATATATACCCCCTATGACATTCTAATTACTTTAGATGGTGCTTCGCCATTATGCCACGCATAATTGGCATCAGAATAAAACATAGCATGACCTTTACTGCTACTGTTACCAAAACCACCACCAACACCATCAGAGATGATAACATGGTCATTATTGCCATATACAAGTAAATCGCCTTTCTTAGCATAACCATTAAAGGCTTCCACTTTATATCCAGCGTTTTGGGCATTACCAACTAATGTTGGTACATCAGCTACACCAATATCTGCCTGTTGCTTTAAGAATGGACTGTAATATGAACCAGCCTTAACCGCCACATCTACGCATCCATTATCACGGTATACACTTTCATATCCGTTGAGTGCGTTCATACCAGCATCAACTTGTGTTGCATTAGCAGTACTATTTGTTGCATTTGGTGTAACAGTTTTAGTAGTGCTTGTTTTATATTTACTTGTATCTAATTCTTTAGTTACACGTTTTAGATCCAATGTCATAGTATGATTAACTCCATAATTATGCTTGCAGTTTTCTACTATGAATTTATCGTGTATGTCTACTGTGTAATCATCAATTATAATAATGCGACCACTCCTTACTGTATCATCACCTAATAATGTTAGGTTTAGCTTTTCAGCGACCTTATTGGTATCTTGAATGGTCTTTTTAGCAATTTGAGCAGTCTGTGCTTGCTTCTTATCATCAACTTTAACTATTTTCTTAATTAAGCCGTATTTTTTGATGCTTTCATCATCTTGGATGGTTGACTTAACTGATGTACTCTTTTCTTTTTGAGATATAGCCACGATGCTATTACGCATATCTTCCATGCTTAAATCTCTTGAGTAATTGTTAATAGGTTGAGTGATAACCTTATCAAGCACTAAATTCTTGTAGTCCTCAACATGTATCTTTCCTTCTCTGTATTCTAATCTGTACTTATATCCTGTTTCCTCTGTGGCTTGCTTAATAATATCCTTGATAACATCAGAGACTGTTTCACCTTGATATATCTTCTTGATTTTTGTCTTAATGTCAGCCACATTACCCAAAGGCACGTTATTTTCACTACACACCTTCTTGATAGCTTCAAGGCCGCTAACACCATTGAATTGAATTTCTATCTCTGATTTATTTAGATAGAAGCAGTAATCAAAGCAAGTGTAACTATATTTGTTAGCACCGCTTTGTTTTTCTGCAACCACAATGCCTTGAAATACTACTTGCTCTTGTTGTTCCTCGTTGAGTTGCGTTGTAGCACTCTTGTTATTGTTGCTTAATTGGTTACTAAACTCAATCTTGCCACCAATAGCAAGCCGTGTACCCATGAGGTTAAAATCGAAATGGTTATCTGCCAAATCAAAGGTAAATTCTTGACCTAATGTATCAATGCCATCTGACCTTTGATAGTTATTTGTATAAGCGGTAATTTCACGTGTTTCAGTAACATCTTTACCATCTTTGTCTTTGGTTGTATTCGTATACTGTAACTTCATTTCTTAACCGCCTTACTGTCAGTATCTTTTGCATCTGCACCCTTATTTTCGCCACCAGTCGAAGATTGAGCCGTAGTTGATGTATTAGTATATACATACTCTTCAATGCCTATTGTGGCTTTAATATCGCCAACTTTATCGTATGTGTAAGATAGATCATTAATGACACATGGCATATTAAGAATTTCATTACCGTCAGACTGGATAATACATATCCGCATCACTGCTTTCATCTGCCGTTGTGCTTGAAAGAATTGCAAGCATTGTAGTCCATCGCTACCATTACCACGAATAAAAGAGTAATCCTTATTAATTGGTAACAAAATATTATCTAGGCTTAGTGTTCGAAGTCCTAACGGCCCTATAAGTTTAATATCTCCCCTAAGGCCATTAAAGGTTTCGTTAGATTGTGGCTCATTAATCGTAGGTAAAGGGTTAGGTACTACAGGTAGTGTAATGTATTCATCTGTTAATTCAGAGTGAAATACAATATCTGTAGTCGGTTTTCGTTCGGCATAATCTAAAATCTTACCGACTAGACCATGTGAAATTTTATCAGCAAACTTAGTAGCACGAGTTACCGCCAACTTTTGCAAGTCCGCTTGTTTCGTCATTAAGCGTTGCTTCATTACGCTTTTAGCGTTGTCTTGAAAACTCATTTCACACCCCCTTACATATTGCCCATAGCTAACATTACTTT